ATGGAGAAATGGTTTGAGTATATCGGAATGGTGGTAGGAGGGTTGTTCGGATGGTTCGTTGGCAACTTTGAGCCGACATTTCCACTGATAACCATAGCAACAATATTCATAGTCTACGATGCCTGGACTGCTTATGAGCTCGACAAACGTGTGCACCGGAAATACCCAGACAGAGTGAAGAGGAAGGAAGCCAGGTTTGAAAGCGAAAAGTTCAAAGATGTCATTCCTACACTCATTGAGCGATATATTATCATTATCCTGATGTTCTGCGTACAAAAATGGATCTGCGTTGACGTATACGTGCCATTGAGTTATATTGCCGCTGGTGTGATAGCTGTAGAGCAACTGGTATCAATCTGCGAAAACAAAGCTTCATGCCGGGAACCGAACGATAAGCATGCACGGATATGGAAATGGCTGGCAAAGGTTGTTGTTGACAAAACAGAGAGACATTTTGATGTCGATTTGAAAGATGCCAAGACTATTCTTGATAAGGACGATATTTAAAGTGTTCAAGATAATGAAAATCAGACTGCATCGTAAATGGCTAAAGAAAGGGTACTCTATCGGAATACTCTATGTCAACGGTGAACGAATCTGCGAGACCTTGGAAGATACAGACAGGGGATTGCAGGAGTTTAACCCGCTGGAAGAGATTAAGGCTAAGAAGATTCCTGGAGAGACTGCCATACCCATTGGTACATACCAGATTACATGGACTTACTCCCCAAGATTCAAAAAGATGCTGCCATTGCTCAACGGTGTGCCTGGCTATGAGGGGGTGCGCATCCATTCAGGCAACAGGGCAAAGGACACCGAAGGTTGCATCCTCTGTGGACGAAACACAGAACCAGGCACCGTGACAAACTCACGCTACTGGACCGGCAAGGTTAACAGCCTCATCGAAAAGGCTATCAAGAATAAAGAAGAAGTAACAATCACCATACATTATTAATATATATATGACCGAGAAGAAACGAACCCTTATTTGGTTGGGAATTATGCTGGCTGTGATTTCCCTGATATGGCTGATAAGCATCTGCCGTAGCTTCTATGTGGAAAACCGCGAGCTGCATGAGAAGGTAGACCGCCTGCAGTACACGTTGGCGCACTCAACCATCGGGCTTCAGAGAGACACTATCCGCGACAGTATTCCAGTGGTGAAGCAGCAGGTCGTAACAATCGACAAGACCAACTACAAGAAACTGGAGGCTGACAAGAAGCTCATTGCCGATCTGAAGCTGAAGATTACGCAAGTAGAGAGTGAAAACCGCACTTTGCTTGCTACTCAGGGTCAGGTGGTCTTTAAAACCGCTGCTGACTCAGACTCTATACTACGCTATGCTGATAAGTGGTGCGATTTCACGTATCTTGTAAAGCCGAAGAAGTTATCCTACAATGTCCGAGACTCGCTTACTACGATAGTCAGCAGGGAGTATAAGCATAAATTCTTATGGTGGCGATGGGGAACCAAGGGTTATAATGTACACATCGTCAACCACAATCCAAGTTCTGAGATTAGGTATAACCGATACATAAAGGTGGAGCGCAAATAGCTCCACCTCTTTTATGTAAATTTTATCATTGTACCCTGTTCTTCGAAATACACGTCAAGTCCGATGGCGGTAGCCACATCAAACTCCAGCTTACAGCCTTTGGAGTGGAGCCACTTCTTCATCATATAGATAGCATCAAAGGGAATTTCCTCGCTGGTAAGTACTGACAGATCACGGTGCATGTGGCGATGGGTAGTTGATTCAGGAGGGAGTCCGTTCTCCATTGGGTTAAATACTGTCCAGCCATCTGCTTCTAGCCTCAGCTGGGCTTCCTTAAAGGCTTTGCGCCTCTCTTCATAATCTTTGCCACTGATGGGGCCACTTAAATAAATTCTCGGTTTAATCATATTAATCAAATAAACTTAGTTGTACTACATTGGCAGGCTTAAGGGATTTCTTAAGCTTTGTCTTTATCTCTTCCATCTTAGCATCGCTGACGATACGCTTTGGCGGTTCCGGTGGAAGGGTAGGGCAGATACATGTCTCTGGTACCTCGATCTCAAACTTCTTCTCCATCTTCTTCGGGTACATCATACCCATACGCATAGCCATGTAATCACGATACAGCTGATAGAACTCATCGAGGGCATCTATACGTAGGTGATTACGCTCCTGATCCCAGTGCTCTGTCTTGAACTGTTGCAGACGTTGGAAGTCGGGATGAGTCTGTGATATGGCAATATTTAGTTGCTCTGGGGAAGTGTTTTGCGGTTCCTCGGCAATTTCCGGGGAGTTCGGGGAAATATCGGGGATTTTTGCAGGGAACTTTCCTGGCATATCTTCCTGTCGGCTATAGATATGCTGGGGTGTAAATAGGGCTACAGGATGATGACCATCGAGAGGAATGCGTACATGCTTCATCCCCATCGTTTCGCCATCAAGCAGTTCTCCCCGAACCACATTGCCGTACCATCTTACATATACCGTGCTCATTGTCAGTCCTCCTTTAAGATTATCACTTTTACTTTGTCGCCAACTTCAATTTCTTTAGGCAAATCCGTATAAATTATTTCTTTACCTAAAATACTACAAGGTATAGCATCTACAGCCTTATACATCATCTGTTTCTCCTGCCACTTAGCACCAGCCTTGAACATTTCGATACAATCTTTATCTGTTGGATTTCCAACATAAACATCATCATATAGAATATTACTATATAAATAATGTTTTGCAGCATCTTCCAAATCCTCACTTACAGACTCTTCGGAAAGGGAGTTGATGAAGTCTTTTTTTTTGTCACCGACCAGACCTTCTTTTTCTCTGTCTATGTAGGCTAAAATCTTTGTCTTTAGTTCTTTTGCTGTCATAACTATAATGCTTTTACAAGTTGTTTATCTATTTCTTCGAAATTAGCACACTTTTCTGCATAGAAATACAGATAGTAATCAAACTCATCTATGTCTGCAATCCAAGTGCCTATAGTGCAATGGAAGCGAAATTTCTGACCACACAAGGGGCATTCAAAAATACCCATATAACCAACGTTTGTTTCGCACCACCCTATAAGATTGGGTTTCTCTAATGGCTCAATGGGACTAAAGCCGCTCTTGTTACAATTAGGACACATTAAGTCCTTTGCATAAGGGAAATCCTCATACTGAGGGTATTTCGTTAGCACATCTACTACTCTCATAATTATAATGCTTTTAGTTCTTTAATATACAATCCTATATCTGCAATGACATCAAGTTTGTAGAATTTTTCTTCTGCACTATTACCCAAATCTAAGTTTTGGATATACGTTTCCATCATTTCAAGCACAGCGTTTGCACCCATTATATACAAGTCTTGTTGGTTTAGCCTTACACTGTTATACTCGTGAATATTATCACATTCCATACCTACGTACTTCAATGCCTCAATTGCTTCCTTGTCTTCCTCGGCTATTGTTGGAAAAGCAAGTGCTGCCATTTCTTTTATTGTTTTTACCATAACTATAATGCTTTTAGTTGCTCTAATAATGTTCTAAGGTCAAATGAATATTCTTCGCCACAATTCTTTGCGAGACTTAGAGATTCCTCAACTGCTTTTATCTGCTCTTCGCTTGGCTTCCACTGCTTCTGAGGTTTGAGAGATTTGAGCCAATCAACTTTTTTTTGCCCCTCATAATAATATTTTCGTTCTTCTTCTGTTGGATAATCTGGACATTCTCCGCAAGGTATTACATCTTCAATAATTTCATTGAGCATCTTCTCATCGTCCTCACTCCACTCTTGCTTTAGTTGTGGCTGTACTCTATCTTTGAAGGATTTAAGCCAATTTTGACACTGTTCAATGTTTGTAGTATTTGTCACATAGTTTTTCTGACTATCCAAGTGGTGATTAATTGACATTATCATATTGTCATCCTCTTCGCTCCATTCGTGTTTTAGATTTAGTTGCAATCTGTTTTTAAAAGAATCGAGAAAATCAGAAAATTTTTTTCTTGAATCACAATATGGAGTAGAATAAATTAAATTGTGTAATCCTCTATACATCCTTTCATCCTCTTCACTCCACTCAACAGGCTTCTGCTCACCTTGCTTTTCAAGGTAAGCAAGTGCTTTTGCAAGATAAGACTCTCTTATAATATCGTCTTTATCTCGGCCATCATAATCACCACTATACAATGAATGAATAGAATTTAGAGAATCTTTCAATTCGTCTATTATCCATTTTCTTATCTTCTCATCCTCGCTCTCTGCAAGTTCGGGGAGTTTCTTGACCTAATGCACCATCAGCAACCATCCGCTTTATGGTGTCTAATGTTTCTTTGTTGTTCATACGCTATTCCTTTCTTAATAATTCCTTTATCTCTTTCTCTCTTCTTTCCTTACAGAAGCGACAGTTGCCTTTGTGAGTATAGACATAAAGGTAAGTATATGTTGCATTTTTTATATACTCACAACTATCTATAATGACTATGTTTGCATCATCTGTAATCGATGACACTTTTCTTCCATCACACCCAGCCATTATCACAGCCGCAAGTGCAAGTAATATCAGTTTCTTCATACGCTTTCCTCCATATCATCTTCAACACTACACTCATGCTCTCCGTCATACTGCTCACCACTTACATCACAGTGGTAGCAGAATGGCTCATAGTACTCACAATTCTTACATTTCATACGCTTTCTCCTTTTATCTTTTTGATTGTATTTACTATACCCTGATAATATGCAGCACCAAGAGTTAGGGTTTTCAAGTCCTTAATCCTCATCTCTCTTGTCATTTGAATAGCATCAATCTCTGAGGCAATCTGCTTCCTTGCCATTATAAGCATTATGTCAGACCATTCCTTTACTACAGAAATATCCTTTGGGTCTATCAAGCCTGATTTTACTTGAAGCATTACTGCTTGCAATTTAAGTTCAAACTCAGTAAGCTCATCCTTTGGCTTATGGGGTATCTCTTCCTTTTCTTTCTCTGTAGCAGACTTTGGTTTATAGTATTTATTACCATAAGCAGTACACTCATGAGTACCTATATCCATACCATATCTTAGGCTATTCTTTCTTTCCCTAAATGGGTAGTTACAGAACGACCCTTGCCAATAATAACAACCCTTGCATGTATCATTGGGGAAATTATTCAGCTTCCTTATCTCTTCTTCTGTGGCAGGACGGAAATACTGTAGATGGTTCTCGTCTATTTTTACCTCTATGCCATTATCATTTATAAGGGCATTGTCATACAGGCTCTTATATATCTTCCCACATGTAAAAGATTCGTAGCCGTTAATACTATGATTGCAGACATAGAATTTACCAGTCTCTATCTTTAAAATGCTGACTATCTTGCCATCCTTGTATTCTAAGCCTTGGTCTTTGAGACCTTTCTTGAATGCTTTTGAGAAAAAGGCTAAAGCAGCCTTAAAAGGTTTATATTTGCAGAGGTCATTAAACTTTTTTGCCTCTTCTCCTTCTAACTGAAAACCAATGATACTCTCCCACATCTTCTTGTTGTCAATTTCAACCTTACTCATGATCATTCCTCCTTAACGATTATTCTTATGATAATTATACAGCCACTTACTATAATTCCTACTATTCCTACTATAATTCCGAATATAAAGTTGGTCATATTTGTATTGTTTGAAATGTCTTGTTATTCCTTCTCCCTGAACTCACCATCGACCAGCTTATACCATGTGTCGGCCTTGATGCGCTTACCATCAACATACTCGGTCTTGACGCACTTCGGAATCAATCGTTTTTTCTCTTCTGAGTACGCCCACTCCGATAGTGTAATCCATGAGCCGACTTTAGCTTTTGCCATAGAATCACGACCCGCGCAGCAGATTACCGAATCCTCTCCAGTGGATTCTATCTGAGCAGAGTCACCGCTTGAACCAATCTGAGCAGAGTCACCGCTTGAACCAATCTGAGCAGAGTCACCGCTTGAACCAATCTTAGCATAGTAACCGCTTGAACCAATCTGAGTATAGTAACCGCTTGAACCAATCTGAGCATAGTCACCGCTTGAACCAATCTTAGCAGAGTCACCGCTTGAACCAATCTTAGCAGAGTCACCGCTTGAACCAATCTTAGCAGAGTAACCGCTTGAACCAATCTGAGCAGAGTAACCGCTTGAACCAATCTGAGCATAGTAACCGCTTGAACCAATCTTAGCAGAGTAACCGCTTGAACCAATCTTAGCATAGTAACCGCTTGAACCAATCTTAGCATAGTAACCGCTTGAACCAATCTTAGCATAGTAACCGCTTGAACCAATCTGAGCATAGTCACCGCTTGAACCAATCTTAGCATAGTCACCGCTTGAACCAATCTTAGCATAGTCACCGCTTGAACCAATCTTAGCATAGTAACCGCTTGAACCAATCTTAGCAGAGTAACCGCTTGAACCAATCTTAGCATAGTAACCGCTTGAACCAATCTTAGCAGAGTCACCGCTTGAACCAATCTTAGCATAGTAACCGCTTGAACCAATCTTAGCAGAGTCACCGCCATTATTAGATAAATCGCCATCTTTGATATTCTCAGGATTAGTTTTCTCCTTAATCCATTCGATGCCTAGTTTGATTAGGTCAGCAAACTTCAACTCTGCCTTAATCTTGATCTTCGACGATGCAACCATAGTGGTTGAGTTGCCCTCTCTATCGAGAGTACCAGATTGTTCAACCTCGCAGAATCTCGCCATCTTCGCTCCGTCCAATAGGAAATAGTGGTCTAACACTTCCAACGGTGACTCACAGGCATGGAATCCGCGCTCACAACACTCGATGTAACCATCCATCACATACTCTTTGCCGACTTCATACTGATAGCCCCGGCATTGGAGATTCTTGTCAAAGCCCTTGTAGGCTGTAATTGTTTTGTTTTCTTCTGAATTTGCCATAATTATAGAAATCAATTAGTTTAGTAACCATTTTAATGCGAAGCTTGCATCACCACTATCTTTCTTGCTTACCACCTCGTTATATACAGCTTCTACTCTTCTCGCATTGAGGTCCTTGATTTTATTCAACTCCGGTATTGTCAGTTTGTGTCCGGCAATTGTTGCAATCTCAAACATCATTGCCGTGCGGCTCTTTCCATTGCCTGCAAATATCCTCCTAGCCATACTTATTCCTCCTTGGTCTTAATCTCGGCAGTCACTTTTCTTAGTTTATCCATGCAAAGGTCGCAGGTCGTAAGGGTATCTTCCAGGCACTGGGCGAAGAAGGTGTTGAGGGCTTTCTCGAAAGCAGAGTAATAGACTACTGCGAAGATGTTGTTGGCGTGGTCGCTCATCGCCTTAGTGAAGCCAGGTGATGTCTCTTCCAGGCTGTCTATTGTGTCTTTCCAGCCTTGGTCGGCTGCTCTCTCTACCCATTTATGGTTGTAGAGGTTAGGAAACGCTGCACGGGCTTCCTCGTTCTTCTTGATAAGCTTTTTCTTAAGTTCCTTGTTCATAATTTAAGATTTCTTATTTCCGGGTTGTTACTGTTAGTGATTATCCATTTGCGGAGAGTACAGATGTTGGGCGCAAGGATCCATCCTCTGCCAAAGTAGCCGGATGAACATTCGCTTATCGCTGAGGCTACGTCTGTAAGCGGGCATTTGCGGGCAATCTTTCGCCAGTGATATACGGTGTTGCCGAAGAGCATACGGCATCGTTTGGTGGTAAGCAGCACCTCGCGCATATGGCAGTCGATAAGCATTGCCAGAAACCTATCCATGTCATCACAGAGCTCCAGCCGCTTATCGTTACGATGTATGACTATCTGGTTAAATCGTCCTTCGGAGAGTAATGTCTGCAGCTGTATCAGCCTCAGCGTAGAGAGTACTTCATCATCTGTGAGGTGCTTAACAGGTGCTACGAACATGATATGCTTTACGTTCGACCGAACATTAGCATCTTCGGTATTAAAGGGCTGTATCTGCATCATATTCCAATTACTAATCTTACGTATTTCTTTATCTCTGCCTCCATAGCGAAACAGTCATCCTTAAGCTTGTGTTCCCACTTAGGATCTTTGTCACGCTGCTTCTTGTAACGGAAGTATTCTCTCCATCGTGCCCGCCAAGCCTCAACGACCTCGAAGAAGGCAAATGCTGCAGCGTTGTCGGGAGTGCTCTTCGGATGGCCCTGCAAGTAGAAGCGGGTACGTGTATTCCACTGATCGAGCTCTTTTTCGAGTGCCAGCGATACGCGCAGGTTTTCCTGTTCTATCTCCTTGGTGACTTTTCCCCGTTCATCGTAGTACTTACGGATAGCCTTAAGCACCCGGTACACCAGCCATACGTATTCGTCCTGCTTTGAGCCACCGATATACGTAACGTCAGGAACCAGTCGAGCCAGGGCATCCTTTCCCTTGCGGTACTTCCACTCGTTGTAAGCCATCTGGCGGTCTGATGTTTCCATACATGGAGCATCCTTACCTGGCATGTATATCCTGAACTTCACTTTGAACGGCATAGTGTCAATCGTTTTTTATTATTGGCATAAGTAACATCGTCACCTCCTCGACATCCGGCTGAGGCTGAGGCAGGATAAGCACAGCAGAGCTGCTGTCAATGAACTTAAAGACGACTTTCTCGCTTGGCAGGTGTTTGAGCGTGGCAGACAGCGAGGATGCCTTCATGCCTATGCGAAGTGCCAGTGGCATCATCCTGACTCCCCTATAGTTGCATGACAGTGTCTCTTCTCCATCCGCTTCCAGATCCTTATCAGAACATGTAATATTGAGAACATCTTCCTTGACGAATAGTTTCAGCATCTCAGAGCTGCTATAGGCAAAGATGCTCAGGCGGTCAATGGACTTGATAAGCTTACGACGATTGATAACCATTTCATAGTTACAGGTGTCAGGAATAACCGTCCAGTATCGGGGATATTTGCCATCGGTAGGATAGAACGAGAACATGATAGTATCATCGATAGTGATACGCACAGCAGCCTTCTTTTCTGTTTTCTCCTGGTACTCAAACAGGACATCGCCTGTTGCTGGGAGTATGCGCAGCAGTGTGCGTACTGTCCTGGCAGGGATGATCAGACAGCAGTCACCTGTGCCGTTAGTCTCTATAGAACCCTTGCGGACACGTACCAGCTTATGACCGTCGGATGATACATAGTCAGAATAATCCTTTGTCAGATTCATGTATATACCATTGAGAACCGGTCTCAGCTCATCATCTGCCATCGCATAGCTGCACTTGGTGAAGATAGATCGAAGCACTGGTGACTCATATTTCATGCTGAAGCCATCGGCAGCGTCGGCATCAGGACTCGGTTTCGGGTAAGCAATGAACTCTTCCGCAGAGTTCTCCAGTGGCAGACGGAACGATCCGCAGTCGTGAGTGACAGACATCTGCATCTCGCCTACATGGAACAGCAGAGGCTGTTCGTCGAGGCTACGGATGACACGGATGAAGTCATGATACCAGACAGAGAATCTTCTGACAGGTTCGCTCTTTGACTCGAGAGTAACGGGAATAGTCTCGGTGTACCACTGCTGGCCATCAGAGGTATGGATGGTCACAGACTTGATTTCCTCATTAAGCTCTTCCTCTTCAGGGAAGGAAGGAAAGGAGAAGACAATGGTCTTAAAAACGTTGTTAGCCCCCTTGGGGTAGATTATACATTTTGAACGGTTTAGCGCTGCAAGCAGTACATTTCTTGTTACGGTAAATTTCATATTTATACTCTTTATTATCTGTAAAACAATTCTTCCTGATATATCTCTACTTTCGGACGGATATATACTCTCTTCCTTGATGGAATCTTCTTAAAGGTGCTGCACATCTTCTCTGCCTGCTCCTTGGATGAAGGGAGCGATATCGGATCCCTGTCACCCGTAAGTCGGCTGATTGCGGTCACACAGTATTTCACGCCGATCATTACTTATCCTCCGTAACTTTCGGAACATATTCAAACACGTCCTCAATCTTAGTCTCGCTGACGGAACATATCACGTAGTCTATCATGGTTCCTCCCATTACGGTGTCGATATTCTTACGTGCACTCTCCAGGCTTACTCCCTCTACAAGATAATAGACATTAGAACGTTTCTCCTTCTCGGTCTTTTCGTCTATGGTAATAAAGGCTACCTTGGACTTATACCAGCGACTATCGCCACTTTTTTCAAATTTATCCTCCAGTGATTCATTACTCCACTTATTATAGGCATCCTTATCTTTCTTCCTTACAGCCTTCTCCAGTTCCTCTGCATCCTTTTCTAGGACTTTGGCTCCCCAATCCATGAAGAATATCTCCTTGAACACGGCTCTGTCGATTTCGACAACATCAAACTCACCGCTGATATAGCCCGACATCTCTTCGATGATTCTAGCCTCAGCCTCGGTAAAGCTTAGGGCATCCACCACATAGGTCTCTGTGACCTTCTTCTGCATGCCATCTTCCATCACCTTCTCGTAACGGATCTTGCAGATAAACCAACTTGCACTTCTACTTCTCATAATTTTAACTATTTAGTTTGTTTCCATACCTTCGGGTTGTACAATGTTATGACTCCGCAATCTGACATGTCTATATTCTTACTATAGCACAGGAAGTAATGCACCGGACAGTCCTTGTCATACCGTCCCAGCCATTCAATCACTTCTTTGACTTTGGTTGCTATAAAGAGCTGGTCTGTATTCAGGTTCTCTATGTTGACAAACGAATCCAGCTTATTAGCAACACAAACGGTGGTGCACTGGTATAGCGATTTGCTTCCATCTGGTTCCAGTACATACACAAGACCATACAGATAGCTTTCAGGCTTGCATCGCTCATTAAGATAGCTGATAATGTCGGCTACTGAGCCGGGGATAACACCAAGCTTCTTTTCGTAATTCTCACACTCCAGCGGGTCTGTGAATAACTTACCGTCCTTTGCTCTGTAGTATATTGTGTCTACCTCCATATCACTTCTTACCGATTATCTTGTAGAACTTCTCACGCTCACGGTCCTCTGATGCCTTGATAATATCCTGATGGGTTCTTTTTATTCTTTCGCATGTGGTTGGGCTGGCACAAGCTATCCATGACACTATAAACACTCTGGTTATATCTAAGTCTTTTGCGATGATATACTTGTAGCCTGCTGCCTCAAACATCTTCTGAAAGTCTTTCTGCTCCTGCGACTGACTGCCTTTCTTGGTCTTGAACTCTATGCCAAGTCCGTGATATATACGACCATCGATGAAGCTGGGCATGAAAAACAATAAGTCCGACACTCCCTTTACGGCACCCTCTGCCTTATGGATGCCTTGACGAAAGCGGTCTGTACGGCTGTGTCCGCTACCCTCATTGATGGGATGAATAAGCAGCATCGCATACTGCGGGAACTGTGCCCTGAACCATGCAACAAACTGCTGCTGTAGTTTTGATTCTTCGTGATTCATAATCCAGTCTTCTTTACTTTCTTCCGTAACTCGTTCCTCTCATGCTCTGCCTTACGCAGACTCTTCTTAAGTTCCTTAATCTCCTTCTCACGCTCTGCGAGAGTATCCTCCAGCTGTCCTTTCTCATACTGGCTTTTGTTTATCACTCCCTTGTAGAGCTCATGGAGATTCAGGTGTGCGTCCTGCAGCTCTTTAAACTCTTTCAGGTCCTTCACCATCTGGCGGTACTTCCTGCTACTGATAATCTTTATCATATTCTTTAAATTTATTATTTGGGTCTCCAGTTCGGATCTTTATTTATTGCATCCAGCCAACTGCCATTGCTGGGCTTTGGCTGCTCGATGGGCTTTGCTGGCTCCTGACGCTGCTTGCCGCTGATGCGGAGCTTATAACGTGACAGGTACTTCTCAAAGTTCTCCAGCTTGAAGATGAAATCAAAGTCTGCACGAAAGCCGGTATTGTTCTCGCCAAGACTGAACGGCTCATGCTGTATCTGCTCAAACACCAGGTCAACGCTCTGCCTTCCGTAGCGCATGATACATGCGCCCACCTTGATGGCCATCTTGTCCGACAGTCGCTTCCACTCAGGGAGGATGCCTTCAAAGGTCCTGTTGTACGTCTCCTTAATTTCATAAGCAACGCTCTTGTTACTCTCTCTCTCCTTATTAGAAGGAATGTAATTACTTCTAATAATCTTATTATCTATTATCTTATTATCTATATATGGGGTGTTCCGGGTGGTGTTCCGGGTGGTGTTCCGGGTGGTGGTCTGGGTAGAGTCCTCGGAGGGCATATTAAGCCCGAAAAGGTCTTCATTTTCGTTATAACCATCATAGTCACAAAGTGTTACTATCATACCTTTGTTGGTTGGTTTAACGATTATCTCACCGTAGTCTCTAAGCATTCTAAGCCTTAATTTAACTTCATCCCTTGTCAGACCAGTCGCTTCCTCGATAGCCGGTTTCGACGTGGGACACGACCCCTTGCGGATTATCTGCCCATGTAGCCTGCCGTCCCTAACATAGGCATGACAGTGCAGGTAGACGTATACCGACACACACTTGGGGTCTTTCACCCAGGCACGATCAAACAGGTCCCTATCCTGCTTATACCAACTTTTCATGCTGCGCTTTTATAACATGCCTTGGCGCTACGTCTCACCTTCACCCTGTGCTGGATACTCTTCTCGTCCGGGTTCTGATACTTATGCAGGGGACATATCCATTTTGTCGATGCCACCATCACCTCGTATGGAAAACGGACACTATAGGGCTGGGGCTTCTTGGTGCACTCTGCCAGCACCGGATCGTTGTCGCTGTACTGGATAAGGTTTGCCCAGAAGCATTCACGGCAACATACTACTGCCGCATTCTTCTTCTCCTTTGGGGCTTTCGCTGTCTTGTTGTAGTTGCTCTTTGTCATATAGACCTCCTTTGAATGAATGAATCTTTATCATGATGACGTTAATCTGCCTGCAGAGTCTTTCCAGCGAATGGAGGTTCATCTTTCCCGCCATCCTACTGAGCTCTTCATATAGGCAGTATCTCTGCGCTTCCAGCTCACGTCTTGCTCGTTCTTCCTTTAGCATATTCTATAAACTGTTTGTGGAAATGAGAGGACTCGGACCTCCGACCTTTTGGATTTATGACTTACGCAGGATATCCTAGGTTCCCTGCAAGCGTCACCAAATGCTCTGCCACTGAGCTACATTCCCTTTTTTCAAAAGACTGCCTATTCTCACGAACCAACAGCCGGTCGTTAAAACTCTAACGTAATCTTTTACCTTAGTTGAAAAACTAACCTACATCTTCTCTTAATTGCGAAAAATTTGAGAGAATTGGTGCCGCTGCACCTGAAGTTTTGAAATCTTCATATAAAAACAATTCATAACTTATGGGATATCGTCGTGATGCTCTGCCCACCAGCGGGCAATCTCCCTCTCTGACGGGCTCTTGCCGAACTTCTTCGTCAGGGAGTCCTTCACATAGTCGTAATCGTCATAGCTCATACGGAGTATCACCGACTCTGTGTAGTCGCAGTCTCCGGCAATGCCCAGTACCAGGAAGAATCCCGCGATACATATCAGGGCTGCTGCCAACTTAATCTTCATCTGCTTCATGTCTCTTATCTTTTAATTACATACCTTATTCTTACTTTGCCGTTCTCAATAGCCTCACGTACCTTAACCTTGTCGAAGAGCACCCTGTCACCAACCTTTATAGGCTCCGGTATCAGTCCCTTCTTACGGTAATCCAGCAGTGTGGGCTGCGACACATGGAGGAGGTCTGCCAGCTCTTCGCGTGTATAGTACGTTGGCTCGTCACGCTCCTTGATTCTCTTCATGGCAAATGCCATAGCACCGTCCAGCAGGTCACGCAGGTCCTTTGCGCTTACCACCAGCTGTATGCTCTCTGCACCCTCGGAACGTATGATAGAGTTCAAATCCATATCCTATGCCAAAGCTACAGTGAATGACTTGATTTCGCACTTCTCCAGGGACCTGGAGTAACTGTTGTAATCCGGAGCCTCAACAACCTCACTCTTCTGAGTCCCATCGTTGTACATTACTATTACCCTGTACTTCATAGCTTCTCGATTTTGATGTCTTTAAATTCTGCCACTATAGGATCCTGAGAGCGTTTTCTGATGTTCTCTGCACACTCTGTACAGAACATAGAAACGTTAGTCCATGCCGGGGTCTGGTTCTTTCCATGAGGGTAGTAGGTGGTAGTAATCCTGTGTGTCGCGCCACCACGGCTTTTGCATGCCCCGCATTCACAAGGAAACAGCTGCGGATATAAAGATAACTGTGTTGCCATAATCAATCTTTCTTGTTGTTTAAATATACAAGTTACCCGAAATGGTTCATGATGCTGCCCTGAAGATAGTGGACTCTGTTGTATTGGCTCTTGTAGAAGTCGCCATCCTCATGCACCTTGCATGTGCGGGTGTCACCGTTGAAGACATAAGCTGCCATCTCCGCGAGTCCCGGCTGAATGTTATCTAAGCTTTTAATCATACCTCATCCTCCCTTTCTTCGTGAAATTCCGCTTCTCCGTTCTGGATGGCATCCAAGTGGTCGGGGTCCATCGCCCAGAACTTGCGTGCCCTGTTGAGGCACTTGCGCCAGAACCTCACCGTTTCCATAAGTCCGTCTATGAGTTCGTCCTCATAGTACTCACCCGTCTCTTCGTCCTTCATCACGATCCTGTCGCACTCGGGCTTTCCGTCGTAGTCATAGTGCAGCTCACCATCCACAAGAATGATGTTTGCCAGCGTGAACGATGTAAAGGGGTCTTCATAGAGCCTCCCGTCAGGGTCACACTCTGTCTTGTACCTGTCAAGCTCTGCCTTGAACTTCTCCAAGGCCGTAATGTGGCTCCGCTTGATGTAGTCGTTTAAGTCTTTCTTTGCCATTGTAGTCTGAGTTACTTCTTTTATTACGTTATACTAATTCTGTTTTATATTACTTAGTCCGGCAGACAAGGGCGGTACTCCAGTTGTCCTGCTTGGGATTGGTGACGCTGAACTGCATGCCGCTGGCTTCCAGGCGGTGGGCAATGGTCCGCAGGCTTCCGATATCGACGTGCTGGCGTAGGAACTCGACGGGCTTACCTACCTTCAGGTGTTCCAGAGAGTAGCGGATGGCCACCTCCCTAGACTCTCTGATGAACACGTGGGGCGCACCGTCCATCGGTGTGAATGTCTCTGTCTTTTTAAAATTGTTCATCATTTCTTTGGTTTTTATCATAATTATTATTCCGTTTATCGGAACTTTATTATCCTACATTCCTCTTTCTTTGAAGAACGTCGGAATCATCCTTACGTTCGAGTAAGGAAATCAGCCTGTCTATCTGCTCGTCCTTCTTCTTTAAAAGGTCAATAAGCTGCTGTGTTTCAGATGGAATGGTGGATATTGGTTCAACTTTAAAGCCTACCACTTCTTCTATCTGTTTGATGAACTCAGGCTTGACATTCTTAACACTAAATTTGTGCATTAGACCTTGTGGCGTAAGTCTTAATTTGCCTGCAAGGTCGCTAAATACAACACCTTTTTGAGCAAGTGCATCTTTTAACTCTAAACCTTTCATAATGTAAACAACAATTAAAAATATTTAATTTTCACGTGATTTTCACGTGATTTATTCTAATTTATCAACTATTTTCCTATCTTTGCATCGTCTTAACAGCGTTTCGACATCGTTTTAAACAGTGATTTAGTTTGCAAATATAATAATAATTATGATTAATGGATTTGTAAATTAAATTTGACTCATCTGAATTACCAACCTGCCCTAATGTGGAAAGCTTCTTGTAATTACCCATTGGATGATGTTTATGGAGATTACGTGTGAGTGGCAGGAAATGTATTAAGAAAAAAGAATAATATGACAGACATTTTTAAATGGGCTGGTTTGTTGCCAGCTGCACTGATAGCGTCTTTTGTCGCCTTTGCAATCGGTTCTTTGGTTGGATATGTCTCGACGAGAATGTTCATCTTAGGTGGAGATGGGAGATGGATATGGGCGGTATCAAGACTTATCTCAAACGTATTTGCAGGATACGTATTTGTAAATGTTGGCACAATGATAGCACCAAAATATAAATTACAGACATCCGTAGCTCTTACTGCTCTTGTCTTGGTCCTGGTTACTGTCGGAATAACCCTTCAGTTGGTTCTTCATCTTGCAAGCGGGTTATGGGAGCAGGTGGAAATCTATCTCGGTAGCATCTTGGCTTTTATTGGTGCAATTTGTGGCTATGAATACGTAAAAAGAGAAATAGGGCATGTTGATAAAACATAATCTATATTAGCATCCCAGGCAGTAGGCATAGGTATTCGAGAAGCATACCATCTCTGCCCAGAACGCTTTTCTTTTCCACAGCGAGCCTCCCTTGACGATGAACACCAAGGCATAGGGAACCCACAGCAGCAGGAGATACCAGCAGGAAAGAAGCAGCAGCACCTGCGAGCATAGGGCACAGCCTATGGCACCCGCCATGTGAACCTTGTAGGCCAGTTCCTTTTTGTCGCGCACAACTGGAACGCCACCGACAAACAGCAAGCCCGCACATGCAAGGAAGGCAATCCACCGGAAAGGCTCGTAGGTCACCTCTATCAACACAGGGGCAATGAGCATAAGGGGAACGATGATCCCGAAATACCAGAAGAGCATCTGCGCACCTTTCAGCTCAAACACCGACTGGCTCAGTGAGTTGGGTATCTTCTTGGAGTAAAGACACACTCCTACCGTATATGATAGGAGTATGCCTAGGGATATAATGGTCAGGGTCATAGCTTACTCGTTGATGACAAGCTTCTCAGGATATCCTGCAGTGATGTCATAAGCCAGCAGGTCATCGACATTGTCGAGGCTTTTCAAAGCAGCCTTGTGCGCCTCTGTCCTGTTATAGCAGCCCTTGGCGTAAAGCTCGAGCTGTGCAAACAGCTCTATCGCATAGTCTATGGGCAAATCGTGTGGCTCATCATCGTTGTCGTAGAGTACCGTTGTCTCTGCACCCTTGTTTTTCTCTGTCTGCATGGAGTATGCAATACAGGCGCGTGTCACCTTGTTGTACCACATGTGCTTACCCATATAGGTAACATCGTTGACTGCGGGCGAAGCATCGTAGTCTTTTACCTCGCTCAGACGTATCTGTCTGACTACTTCGGGTGTCAGCTCGCCATAGACCATTTCCTCCATACAGGTGACGAGACCCGAGTCCTCTACCTCCCCTGTGGGCTGGCGGTCATCGCCCTCTCCCTCATAGACGGGGTTATACACTGTCTGCTTTGTAAAGCGGATGATTGTGGCCTTTTCACCTACAACCTCAATAGGTTTGAAGGCTTCCTTCTTGATTGTTGTCCTTACCATAATTCTTTCCTTTCTTTTATTATGTTAATGATTTGAGATCTCTTTCTTTCGCCATGTCTGGCTACGGCCTTTCTGTAGTGGCCTTTTATATAGAGTCGCTTATACCATCGCGGATCGAGTTCCTTTTCCATCATCCTCCGTCGTATCGTGTAACTGGACGTGTGCCCGAGAAATCCGAGATAGGAGTTGATGCGGCAGACAGCCTGCTCGGTGTCAGCATCAGAGACGTCCCTGTTGAGTCCGTCTATGAGGGAGAGGAAATTGCCTACGGTCTGATTGCCTGTGTATATCCTGTGGGGCTTGATGACGCTGCCAGTGAACTTCACTCCCTTGGTGTAGTGCTGGATGTATATCTTGTCGGGGTGCAGTCTTATCTGAAGGTTGTCCCACAGATAGTTCCGTGCCGGGGCGATACACTTCAGTATGTCCTCTTTCGACGTGCTTACTACGACGAAGTCATCGACATAGCGGCCATAGCCATCCACGAAGAGCCCTGTCATCGTCACGTCGAAGAAGTGCAAGTAGAAGTTTGCGAACATCTGGCTCGTCAGGTTTCCTATCGGCAGTCCGTAGTCGTCACCGTTCGTGAACAGCGACTTCTCCGGCGGCAGGCTGTTCCAGAGGGATATATCCCCGTGTCGCACGCAGTTCTTCTCAGGGCAGTGGAGCACGACCTTCTTCGTCAGCCACAGCACATCGTTGATGTCACGGCCTTTGTAGTTCATGTAGATGAACTCCTCCAGCATAGCCCACAATGTCGGCTTGTGGATTGACATGAAGAACCCCTGCATGTCAAACTTCCCTACGTAGCAGTCGCGTGTGTAGTTCTCGCTGATAAGGCGTACCTTCTCGGCAATGCGTTCCACACCGTACTGCGTGCCCTTTCCCTTCCGGCAGTTGTAGGTGTCCTCGATCAACAGTCTTTCAAAGAGCGGTTCGAGCCTGATGGCCAGCCAGTGGTGTACCACACGGTCACGGAAGTCGGCTGCGAATACCTCCCGTAGCTTTGGCCTGGTGACGATGAATGCCGTCGATGTCCCTATCTCGTAGGTCCTGTCGTTTATCTCCCTTGTGAGGTCGGCTGTCAGTGTCTCATAGTCCGTCTCGAACCACAGCGCACTGCCCTTTCCCCGCTTTGTTTTTCGGCAGTCGAAGTATGCCTTCAGCATACCCTTCTGCGTCACCATGGTATCTTGTTAAGAATCCGAAACTCAGTAATCCCGAAAGTTCCCGGAAAGCACGAACGTAATTGCTGTTGTTCCTGTTGTTGTTGTTCGTGTTGCCATTGTTCCAATTCAGTTTCCACGAGTTAGTGGAGGCATCCTGACGTGGTTTCTTCTGTTACTTAACTGCTCCCTTGCAGGCTTACAGTACACGTCCCTCTTTCTTGACTTACTTCAGCTCTCTCGCCCTGGCCGTGGCGCGGGCGACTCCGGCGATGCCCTTATTGCTTTGCACTCCTGCGCCAGCCGTTTATCTGCTTGCCGATCTTGGTTGTCAGTTCGACCAACAAGGCATATTCCTTGATGCTGATGCAGTGGAGGTCATACGCAAGCCTCAGTCTTATCTTGACCGTCTCGAAGTAGAGGAAGAAACGCTCCAGATACTTCACACGCTCGCCTGCCGTCGTGGCACGGTTGGCAAGCTGTATGGGTACGAACAACTCGCCAGCGTCTTTGCACAGACGCTCGCCCAACGTGTACCTGTGGAGTTTCGGGAACCTGCCCGACATCTGGTGTATCATCTTCACCAACTCGTATGTGTCCTTATAGACTTGAAGCTCGTGTACTAACATCTTTCGTTTCGGATTCTTTATTTTAAGTTCTCAAAAATATTCAAACGCTGTCACGTGAGAGGAACCTTGACCCCTCCGACTTAAAAGGGATTAAGGGGTCAAGGGATAAAGGGATCAAAGAGCCCGGAAAGCACGAACGTAATTGCTGTTGCCCCTGCCGCTGCCGCCCGTGCCGCCATTGCCCCAATACAGTTTCCACGAGTCAGCGGAGGCATTATAGAGCGTGGAAGTCCAGTAATAATCCTCTGTAATGGCAGTGCCGCCAATCTTTGTCATCATGCTATTGATGGCAGATTTGTTGGCGTATGCCTCATTCCACTCTCCGCATGTCCCAAGATAGCCTACACCTCCGAATGCCGCACGGCATGCAGCCGCTGCAGGAGCACTGCTGCTGCCAAGCTTGTTGATGATCTTCGTGGTGTTCTCCGCTCCCTTGAAATCAGCCTTGGCAGTAGTCGCATCAGTGGTGACGACGACGCCAATCGACGACATATCCACATTGTAGCCACCGAACGTTTTGGTATCACCACTAACGTTGGCCTTGTCCATCACGAACTTGGCATTGCTTGTCAGGACGGCCACGCCTATGGCGGAACTGTCCGCATGGTCTAAGTTCTTCAGCGAGCCGTCTGAATAATACGCGAAGATACCAAGGTTAATCTTTGCGTAGGTCACCGTAACAGCGCGGGAGACCTGTCCCGCCGTGAACGTCTGCGTCGCAGGGGTCGTATAGCCTGACTTCGCATCCGCACTCACGGAGTACTGAGCACCGAAAGGGACCTTTGCCGTGATAACTCCAGTGGAATCAACTGTGTAGACAGTGCCGTTGACGGTGATGTTCTGCCCCTCTGCCGTTACCCCGCTCTGGTCTGTGCCGACGGTAACGGTCACCGCCTCGGTGTTGTATGTCAGGGCGATGGTAGTAACACCGTCTGCCTTTGTCACGTTCTGATAGCTGGAGACATCAGGTGTTGCATATCCTGTGATGGCACCCAAGCGGATGCTGTAGGTGACACCCGGATTGACGGATATGGAGAACTGTTTCTTATGGTTGGCGGTATCCATCGTGCCTGTCAGCTCCTGCTCGCTGCCTGAACCGATGGTGATGAAAGCCTTTGCAGCTGCCAGGGCTGCATCATCATTGTCGTTGGCAGAGAGTTCTATCTGTACAACTCCTGAGATATACTGTGCCTTGGTGGCTGTCATGGCTGTGCCGGCAGCTGTAGCGGAGTATGTTGCAGGTGTGCCGTAGCCGCTGACGGAAGAATACTCTACTGTAAAGGCCGTGCCTGTGGGCACCTTGGCTGTCGCGCTGTTGCTTGACAACACCTGATCCGCGCCACCGGAGTATTTCACCGTTGCCGTTGCGCCTGTGGGGAATTCGCTCTCAACACCCTCGTCCACCTTTACCATGTTGATGCTGATAACGGTGGTGGAGTAGGCTGCTGTCACGGTCTTGCCGCTGACGGTAACGCTCTTGGCATAGTTTGTGATGTTTGTGGCGGTAGGAGTGCCGATGTCTGTACCCTTGGCAACCTTGATGGTTCCGCCATTGCTCAGCTGTGTTTTGTTGATCGTCACCTTTGCCGAAGCTATGGCAGCATCGCTGGCACCCTGGTTGGATGTGATGGATACCGTATACTCGTCGGCCTCATACTTCATGACCTTAGTCTCTCTCGCTCCGAGTCCGAGGTTATTGATGTTAACAGCCTGGGGAGTGGAGTAGCCGCTGATGGCGCTGACACTCAGCTGGTAATTCTTCAGCGGAGTGAGGTTAGAGAACGTAGCCGATGTCTCACCTGCTGCGAGTGTCTTTGTGTCGACGGTCTCGATGTTCTCGGAGTCGGTGGTGTCCATAAGTGTAACAACTACACCTGCTAGGTCTGCCCCGGAGGTCTGCAGGTCGTTGACGATGGTCTGCAGGCTGGCGATGATCGTTCCTTTGTAGGAACCGCCACTGCCACCTGCTCCCAACTCACCCCATACCGCTTCCTGATTAGGTGCTGTACCCGTGATGTCGTAGAGCTTGTAGAACTTGTATCCTTCCTCTGCATCCTGGTCTGCTACACGCACCTCGTCACCGATGACAAAGCTGCAATTTTTGCCATTCTTCGAGTATTTCAACGTAGAGCTGGTTGGTGCTTCGGCAAGTGTTGTGATAGCCAGGCTATCACGAAATTCCTTCAGCTTGCCGACAGTAACTGTTCTGTTTGGATTAGAAATATTTCCCATTTTCGTATCTGTTTTTGTTATTCGAATATTTCTGCAATATCATCGCTTGTGGCAGGTGTCACCGCCTCGATGAGCTGACTCAGACGAACGTCCTCTGAGGCTGACTGGAAGAAGTCGAGCACCTCATGGATCTTGTTGATGACATCGTCCGCATCAGGGTTGTCGGGGTCACCGATAAGCTCCTCGATGGCTGTAAGTCTCTCCGCCAGTGCCTCTGTGGCTGCTTTGTCGGTCTTTCCTGCGAGGGTATCCGAAAGCTGTGTGCTGTTGGGCAGGTTATCAAGCTTGTCTTTCTGATTATCTGTAAAGTCGTTCTCTGAAAGACCCTTGTCCTGCTCTTTGGCTACATACGACTCGCCTACGGATTCGAGGATATCCTGTTTTGTAGGCCAGCCCTCTACAGTCTGCTCCAGCTGCTGCAGTCGGCCTATGACGCCATCCTCATTGAGCGTGTCAAGCGCTGTGCGGATATCTGCCATCAGGTCGTTGAGCTGCTGTGTGATGGTATAGGGTGTAGTACCGTTTGAGACAACTTTCCAGTGTTCGGTATTCACCACCAGCTCATGTGTCTCTGAGTCGATGGTTGCGGGCACGGTGTCGTTACCGTCGTGCAATGATTCGAACTCACTGCCAAGCAATGTTACGCGGTTCTTCTCTTTGTATGACTTGCCAGGCTGATAATCCCCAAGCCATTGGGAGATTCGTCCGATAGTTTTTCTTTGTAGTGCCATATCTTAAATGATTTAGTTATTTTCTTCCAATTCCAGGATCAGTGTGATGTTACCGTCCTCATCCATCTCGGCATCCACCACCTGTGAGTAATCGTAGAGGTAGACGAATATGTCACCATCGTCACCCATTGCGATAGCCACCTCGTTCTTGTTAAGGCGCTGGGCAAGCTCTTTTCCCATCTCTGCACTGAGAACCTTGTCTGTACCGCCTTCTTCAAGGTTGTTGACAATAGTGACTGCACCGTCGAGCATGACTCCGCTGTCACCGGTCTTTCCCTTGATCTGCTTGTCGGTCTTGACCATCGTCTTCACAATCGGGTCATACTCCCATACCCATCCGTCGGCATCTATATATGTAGAGTTGTGTGCTACCTCCAGAGCCTCATCCTTTGCCAGGATGGCTTTGTTCGTAGCATCGATGGCATCGGCCACGATGGCATCCACATTTTGGATGGCTCCAGGTGCCAGCTTGTCGCGGGTGATGGTCTCATCCTGCAGCTTCTCGTTGGTAACACTACCGTCTGCAAGTTTCTCGTTGGTAACGCTATCATCCTGCAGCTTATCGTTGGTAACGCTGTTCGGTGCGAGATGCTGGGTTTCCACACTTTCATCAGCCAGCTTGGGTGTCGTTACTGCACCGTCCCGAATCTTCTCCTTAGTGATGGCATCATCAGCGATGTTATCGGACGATACGGTATTATCGGCAATCTTCTCACCTGTAACAGCATTGTTCTCGATCTTCTCACTCGTAATACTGTTATCAGCCAGCTTGGGTGTCGTTACTGCACCGTCCCGAATCTTCTCCTTAGTGACAGCATTATCGGCAATATTGTCAGATGATACTGTATTATCAGCAATCTTCTCGCCTGTGACAGCTCCCGGACGTATCTTATCAGAAGTAACAGCCCCATCTTCAATCTTCGAAGTGGTAATACTCTCATTAAGGAGCTTCTGTGAGGTAACGGTATTGTCCTTCAGCTTCTCTCCGGAGATAGATGCTGGAGCAATCTTCGTATCGTCAATACTGTTGTCGATGAGCTTGTCTCCCGTGACAGATTCTTTGGCAATCTTCTCGTTTGTCACAGCACCGTCCTGAATCTTCTCTTCGGTTATGCTGTCATCAGCCAGCTTAGGTGTTGTGACAGCACCGTCCTGGATCTTCTCTTCAGTGACAGCATCATCGGCCAGCTTAGGTGTTGTCACAGCACCGTCATGGAGCTTCTCTTCCGTGACACACTCCGGCATGAGATGCTGGGTGTTCACGCTACCGTCTGCCAGCTTTTCCGATGTGATGCGCAGCTGTGACAGCACGCGCTCCGTGATAGCGTTGGCCGCTATCTTATCAGCCGTGATGGCATCCTTGGCAATCTTTTCCTCAGTGACAGCCTCATCGGCAATATGTTCTGACAGGACCTGCTTTTCACCAATCTTCTCCTTGGTAACGGAACCGTCCGCTATCTTCTCGGTGGTGACAGCCTTATCCTGTATCTTTTCCTCAGTGACAGCTTCGTCGGCTAGCTTGGGTGTAGTTACAATACCGTCTTGAAGTTTTTCGGTGGTAACAGCCTCGTCGGCAATCTTTTCCTCAGTGACAGCATTATCGGCAAGTTTCTCGGTGGTGACACTTTTGTCTGCAAGCTTCTCTGTGGTAAGGAAGCCATCGCCAATCTTATCTGTTGTTACCGCACCGTCTGCAAGTTTCTCTGTTGTTACGGCATCGTCGGCAATCTTTTTTTCTGTGACGCTGGCATCTTCCAACTTCTCACTCGTCACGGCTCCGTCGGCTATACATTTGGTAGTCACGGCTCCGTTCTGAATGTCACGGGTTCCTATCAGTACCCTCCAATCTCCTATATGCTCATCGAACTCAAATAGTTTCATGTTTTCTTGTTTTATTGCCAGTTGTCGTTAAAAATGGTAGGTGTGTCGGGAGTCGAACCCGGCACACCCGATAGTTTATGCGAAGATCTCTGCAATATCAGAATCTGTTGCATATTCGATAGCCTCGACCTTACTGTAGTGAGTTGAAGACATAAGTCCTGCCTGGCTTGCGCTGGCACTCTGCACGGTCTTCTTTGTCACTGAAGCATTACCGTTAGCGTCCTGTGCGAAGCTGGCGATAAACTCGATAGCTGTGCCGCTGGCTGTTGGGTCGGTTACGGCAGTCTGCTTTATCTTGAAATCAGAAACTGAGTTCTTTACATTCTTCTTGCTTACCTTGATACCTGTAACGTGACCCTTTGCGTCGCGCTGGATTTTTGCGCCAACAACAACTGCTACATCGGTATCGTCCTCAGAAGCTGCTGTCTCACCGTCCTGAGTGGCTGTCAGCTCTGCTTCAGCATCTGCTGCGGGAGCATAGTGGTTGGCTACGGCTGTTACCTTGGTATCGGTAAACTCAGCATCAGCTGGCACGCTCTTGTTCAGCTCGTAGGTACATGCCTGTGCGAGACCGTCTGCATCGAAGTAGATAGGCTTGTTTGCAGCACCCTTCGACTTGTAGTTGTTGATCTGCATGTAAGGTGTCAGGTCTACTGTGCCACCGAGGGGATCCCAAGCTGTACCACTCCATGTCCAGTTAGTGCCAGCGGGAGTATCACCGCTTGCAGCAGTCATGTTGTAGGTATCACCTGCAGTAGGGTTGGCAATAGCCTCCAAGGCGGTCTTGTCTGCCACTGTACCCTTGTAGCGCAGTACTGAGCCAAGGGCTACAATCTTACCAATCAACTCTGTCAGTGCACCTTCAACGGTGGTAGCTGACAATCCTTCGATGGTCTCAATTGACTTAGACTGCAGAATTGCCTCCAACTCGGTTTTGAACTTGATGAGCTGTTGAACCTTGACGGTTCTGTTCGGATTAGTTAAATTTGCCATGTTTTGAAAAATTTAATGATTAAAACTATAAAAATATAAGTTAGGGATTATCCTACTATTCGTTGAACATTTCCTCGATGTCATCGTCTGTTGCAAAGCCTTCATTAAGCCGTGCCAGCACCTCTTCATTAAGGTCCTCGACCAGGATGCTGCCATCCTGTATCTGATCAGTGCCAACAGTGTTAGGGCCTACTGTTCCGCCACTACCGCTGCCTCCTGATGACGACAGGGGTATTGTCATGTCAATTTCATCCCCGCTGGCCTTGTGTTCCACCAGATATGCCTTATCCCCCTCTTCCTTTACTGATAGTTTTCTCATAAGCTCTTGTCAGTTTAGTACGTAACACTTTGTCACCTCCACAGGAGTAGCCAGTTTTACTGTTATTTCCCTTTTGGAGTGAATGTCTATATTGTAGCCGCAAGCCTGCTGCGGAGTCTGTCCGTAGTTGGCATAGCCGCCATTGCTTTCCTCTTTGAGAGTCACCACCGGGGCACGGCTGGCAAGCTCGATATGAACCTGTGCATGCTCGTCAACGGTGAAGGGTTCGCTGATATAGCCGTTGGCCTCAGCATCGAATGTGAACTGTGGTACTATCATTCGTCAGTGTTTCTTTGTTGTTCGGGATCGAGATACCTCTGTGCTATGGCGAAGAGCGATGCAGCCACCTCTTCCCTGAATGCTACCATCGTCAGTGCTGCTATCTGATATATCAGCGATGCCTCCAGCTGTGTCGGCACACTAACATTTTTTGTCAGGTCATCTTCGCTGTAGCTCTCCAGTGTCGGCCTCGGTACGTAGGTGATGTTGGCTGTATCTCCGGCTGATTTCGCGCTATACATATACAGATAACGCTTGCCGTTCTCGTAGCCGATAATATTCACTGGCCTGTCCCATGTGCCCCTGGCATACTCATCTGTCTGCATCAGGGCAACTGCCGACTGGTCGCTTAGGGGAGTGGGGAAGCGTGACCAAGAGGAAAGACGTGCATCGAGGATACGCAGGAGGTCATCGGGAAGCTGTACCTTCACCATACTGTCCTCACCGCTGCCGCTGGGTGCGCCTGACATAGTCTTGCGTATGCTGTCATCCAGCTTTTCCAGCGGAGCATTCTCCAGTACGTACTGTAAGGCATAACCTATCTTGTCGATGATTATTTTTTCCAGATTCAGCTCGTCATTACTCTCACGGAGGAAATCGGAGTCGTTCTGCATCACCTCATCAATGGCAGACCTCACCCGCTTTACTATCGTCCCTACCGTCAGCGACATTCCTTATCCCTTCTTGATGTGCGGATTAATACCGTGTTCCTTAAGCACTTTACGTGCCTCGGCTTCAGTCTGTACAGGAATGTTCCAGTTGGTTGCGATATACAGGATGGCCTCTCCAAGATTGGCAAAGTCCATCTCCTTACTACCATCACCATCATCTGCTGGCTCAGGATCCAGTGTACCACCGTCACTGGGTGTCGGGGCTGGCTGTTCCGGGGTGGGGGATGGTGCGCTCTCCGGCTGTGGCTGCTGGCGGGCTGCAAGCTTTGCGGCCTTGGCTGCTGCCTTCTGTCGGTCACTCTCTTCCTCTACGCTGCGCTCCAGCACAATCTGTTTGTCCTGAAACATCTTACTGGCTTCGATGGCCCTCTGCTTGAACTCATCGTTAGTGTAGCACCTTGCAGGAGTGCCGTTGTATGTGTTACCGTCAACGAATGCTACTCTCACACCTACACCACGATAAGGAAACGTTGCCTCAAAGGTATTCTGTCTCAATAGGAGTTTATATACTTTCAGCATAAACTATCGATTCTTTGTTTGTTTTAAATATGGTGACTGCGGTTGTCCCGCACTGTGCGTTCTTTGCCGCAGTCACCGAAGAAAGGAGGATGCTCTTATACGTTACCGTTGAACTCTACCCATGTAGTGCCGTTCCACTGCCATGCCTTGTTATGGTCGAGGGTTACGGTTGTTGTGCCGTTGTTGTACTCCATATCCTCATCGAAGGTGATAATCATACCGTTGTAAGGATTTGATGGGAGTGCGTCAACGATGTCAACTGGGTTAGCCTGGTCGCTGAGGTTCATCTCGGTAATCTTGTCAGAAGGACCGATAAGCATTGAGTTCTGTCCACGCAGTGCGAGGGCTGCAATCTCAATGTAGGTATAGCGCATTGCCTCACGTGCGTTGTCACCTGCCTTGTTGAGGTCGATGCTACCTTCCTTCTTGACCTTGTGGTAGTAGCGGGCAATCTGCAGAGGTACTGCTACGCAGAAGTCCTCATATCCCAGGTCATCCATCTTAGGAGCGTAAACCACATGCAGAGTACCGAAGTTACTTACAAGGTCACGTACTACGATACCGTAGTCTGTCTTGTTGTGAGTGTACTTGGCATCCATCTGCTTCTGGATCTCTTCCATATTGGCTATCTCACCGATCTTGTTCTTACCGCAAAGCAGATAAGCCTCTGTTGTCTCTGCAAAGCGTGTGAACAGAATCTTACCGATGGCTGTGATATGGATATACTTGAACTTACCGTCAATACCAAGAGTGTTTGTCAGCTGACGGAGGATACCGCGTGATGTGTATGCGTATTCCTCGTTGCCTCCAGGAATCTTAACGAGCCATCTGCGCTGCTCACCGTTCCACAGGTCTGTCTCGAACTGGTCTGAGAAGTTGTCAAGAGCCTGGTCACGCATCTCTTCGAATCCCCAAGGTGTCTCTTTCAGAATCTCACGCTCATGGTCTGTGATGACGATGTTGAAGAGTCGCTTCTGCAGATATACCTTCTCTGTACGTGGCTGTGCGTTGTCTGGGTCAACAATCTTCTGTGACTCGGCTCCGGCATAGCTGGCGATAATCATCTCTGTGTTCACTGGGATGGCAGGAACCGTATAGTCTGCAAGGTAGTCACTGATGACACCCGCAGTCTTTGCCTTACCGTTGATAGGACGAAGTACTACACCGTCCTCATCCGACTTTGTTACGATAAGCATGAGCTCACCGCTGGTCTTGGTGGTACTGCCCTGCTCATATCCCTTGACACCCTTCACGATGACGGTCTTTGACACACCGAGCATGTTCAGGTTGCCGCTGGTGTTCTCAGGGGTCAGGGTAATCTTCTCTGCCTCTGCGAAGGCTGCTGTCGTACGGATTGTGAGGTTTGCCTTACCGACGCGGAAGTGCTTAACCTCATAACCCTTTACGCTACGCTGTACTGCAACGGTACGAGCGAAGTTAAGCAGCACATACTTTGGTGCATTGTACTTTACAACATCAGGGTCATACTCAGTACGTGCAAGGTCGCCACGACGCATCTGCGTAGCACTGCCCTGAGTACCGGGAAGGTTCTGTCCTGCACCGTTACCTGTAGAGTCATCCATGTCATTGACCTTAGGATTTACTGGGTCGGGGTTGGCTGGGTCTGGGTCTCTGACTGGAGCATCACCGGCAAGAGAGATGTCTGCACCAGTCAGTACAGCAATCATTACGAGCATCAGACTGATAAGCAGTGAGTGCTTCGTCATAAAATTCTGAAACTTTTTCATTACTTTAAATTTTTAAAATGGTTTGTACTTATTCTATATTATGGTTTTATCAGTCCACCACGTCTGAGCTGTGTCACTGACATCTGTGTTCCTGTGAGGTTCTGTCCTGCATTCCGTCCGTATGGCAGCATGTCGCTCTTGCCAGGGTCTACAGGATCAGGTCTCTTCGGGTCGGGGTCCATTACCGGACAGCTGTGCATCATATTCCTAAGCTTTCCTGGAATGCTCTCAGACTACCGTCATCCTGCTTCTTCTTACCTACACGACCTCCTGCACCGCCTGAGCCGAGACTTGGCACACCTGGTGTCTGGAAGTTACGCTTTTCGTTAGAGAAGTGCTCATTGAGTGCCGTTGCACGGGCTTTGTCGGTAGCTGCAGCGATGTCGCTGTCGTAGTTCTGTGCCTTAAGCACTGCCTCCCACACCTCCTTGGGTACGATACCCATAGCAGCATTGCCGATGATTCCGGGCTCGATGATCTCCTTGGTCTCAGGGTCAATCTCTCCGAAGAGCTTCTTGATAAGGGCGATACGCTCTTCATCACTCATTCCACGCTCCTGCTGGAGCTCGTTGAGGGCTGTCATCGACTGCTCCCAGTTCTGCCCAGCCTCTTCGGTAGCCTTTGCTGCGTCTGCCATCGTCTCCTGATGCTTAGCCAGTGCTGCACCCATCTTCTTGCTGAATTCAGGGTCGTTTGCAAGCTCACGGATATCCATGTCGGGACCGATGTTCTCTGCCAGGTAGGTAAACGGATCCTCTCCCTCCTTGGCTGCAAGTACCAGTCCTGCCAGCAGTGGGGTCTTATCGAAAGCCTCTCCTAGCTGTCGGTTGCTCTCACGGAATCCCTCCAGCTCGTCAAGGTTCTGGTTCGCCTGACTGTAGAATGCCTCTTCGTCATCTAGGTTCAGGTCAGGATGGGCTGCACTGTAACGACCACGATAGCGGTCTCTCGCTGATTGCGGCTGCTGCTGTGGTGCTGCTGCATTGTCTTTTGTTTTTGCCATAATCTATTTCTCAGTTATTAAGACTTATACCTTATTAATATTCAGAAGGTCTACAGTCACAGCTCTTCTTCACCTGCTTGAAGAAATGCTCCAGCGAGTTGTCTGCTTTCTGCTGTGTGTCCACCTTCTTCTCCGGCTCATGGGTAAGCTTCCATCCGATATCCTCCAGGGCTCCGGTCCATGACCATGCCTTAACGCAGTTGTCATCACCCATGATGATGAAGTCAAAGCTCTCGTCCATCTTGATAACCTTATCATGTGGAATGTTATTCTTTGTCAGCAGTGAGGTGATATCCTCTGCGCTGCTGTCGGTACATACCACTATCAGGTTGGTGGCATGCTTCTTAAGGGCTGTCATACCCTCCTTGGCCATCTCCCTGGGTCTGTATGCGCCTGCACCGTCCTTCTCAAAGAGTGCATCCTGCATCACTGCGTAGGACTTTTTCGGAATGTTATTCTTCTTTTCTGCCATAGCTCACAAAAATTTCGGTGTAAAATTACGATGTAAAAGAGCTGTGTTTTTCATAAAATTATCATGCACAAAAGAAAAATACCCGAAAAACAGCCGTTATGATAATTTTATGAAAAGTAAACCTGTTTCGGGAGCTATCTTTGCACGGAAAAGAAGCAGAATTACGTATGGCAAAACCGATAAGACCGCTACTCACTCTCGATGACGTACAGCCGTTGCAGAAGGGCAACCGTCGCAATACCGTCCAAAACAGACGGAAGAATAATATCCAGCGGGAGAAGTATGATATGGCTCTGCTTGCGGAGTGTCTTAGGTCATGGACTAACAAGGAGGACTTCCGTCTGGAGCGTCACCGTGTGCTGGAGATGCTTTTCGGCAACCAGTGGGGTGATATCATCCACGTCTACGGTCTTGGTGACATGACCGAAGAGAAATGGATACAGATGCAGGGCCTCACACCTCTTAAGAATAATGTGATGGTATCTCTGTGGATGTCGGTGTTCGGTATCCACGCGAAGCAGGAGACAGAGCCTGTGTGCTATGCGCGTAACCAGCAGGCAAAGGAACTCTCCGACAATCTCTCCAAGGCTCTGCAGTCATGCTATCAGAACCAGTACATGGACGAGAAGATGGATTCCACCTTTGCGGAATACCTGGTATCATCGGGCGCATTCATGCGTAACTCCTATGAGGAACGTTGTGAGCTGCACGACTCATATAATGACTTCATCAATCCCGACTTCATGTTTTGGGAGGGTGGGGCAGACCCTACGCATCAGGATATCCGTATGATTGGATGTCTGCATGATAAGACACTGGAGGATATCTATTTCGCTTTCGCAAAGCCTGAGTACGGTCTTACCATCGAGGATCTTGATGAGATATTCCATGTCGGAGAGGTGGGTAACCTCAACCGCCAGACCTCACAGCAGCAGAATGAGAAATACTCCTATGAGAATCTTTCCTTCTATCGTCCTTCCGACATGGGACTTTGCCGTGTCATTGAGGTATGGCGCGAAGAGGTGAAGCCACGTTACCAGTGCTTCGATCCGCTGGCAACGGAAGCAGTGGATAAGTATTTCCGCTGCGAGAAGGAGGATTTGAAGGAAGTGAGGGATATCAACATTGAGCGCAAGGCGACGTATGATAAGCAACAGGTTCCTGGTGAGAAGCGTGCATACATCACAGTCCGTGAGATAGTGGATAAGTACTGGCAGTACTACTTCCTGGCTCCTGACGGACGTGTACTCTGTGAAGGAGAGTCACCCTACGACTATAAGAGTCATCCTTTCACTATGTCGCTCTTCCCGTATGTCAACGGAGAGGTACACTCCTTCATGGGTAGCTTCATCGACCAGCAGAAATACATCAACCGCATGGTGATGATTAACGACTATGCCATCCGCACAGCCGCAAAGGGTATGACGTTCCTTCCGCTGTCTCTTAAGCCCGACAGTATGGGTATTGAGGAATATGCCAACCAGAAGAGCAAGTTTGACTGTGTGTATGTCTACGATGACATGAAGCCGAACCGTTCAGGTGCAAAGCCGGAGTTCTTCACCCATTCTGCATTCAACACGGGTGCAAACGAGATGCTGCAGATACAGCTCAACATGATTCATGAGGTGTCGGGAGTGTCGGGTGCTCTTCAGGGCAAGACTCCTGCCAGCGGTACGGCTGCATCACGCTACGCTATGGAGGCACAGAATGCCACTACCACCATCTATCCGCTGATAAAGAAGTTCAACAGTTTTGAGGAAAGGGTAGCGATGAAGACCCTTGTTGCGCTGCAGCAGTACTATGAGGAAGGTCGTGACATCACTCCTAAGCAGTCGGATAAGCAGGTTTTCTACCGTGCTAACGCTTGCCGGAATATCAAGGCGAACATATCCATCAGGAACTCTGCAGCCTCAGCTGCATTCTATCAGATGGGTAATGAGATACTGAATCTCCTGTTTGACAAGGGAGCTATCGATGTACGCACGTTCCTTAAGAACCTCGATGCGCCATTCTCTGATAAGATCCTGCAGGATATCGACAACTACGAGACACAGCTGCAACAGGGACAGATACCGTCATCACCGGTACAGGTGCCTGGGGCAAACCAGCAACAGGCCTCACTCGGCACACAGCTGCTCAACGGTCCCGGTCAGCTCTTCACCCGCCAGCAGCCAGGCCAACCTCTTACAGCAGTTAATTAATTAGGTATATGGATATAACTCTCAATTACGAAACGCTCTACGGCATTGTTTCCCGTTCGCTCTCCGTCATCGGCAAGCGAAGCAGGAATGAGGACGGTACACCTGATTATGAGAACGTGACGCTGGGGTCTAAGGAGAAGGGGATTATCAGCGACTATTTCCGTCAGGCTGCTATCGACCTCTCCACGGAGCTGTCTACGTTCATCACCGCAAGCACAAATGACTCTGTGACATTCACGCTTGCATTGCCAGCAAAATATAATGAGGCCCTGGAACCTTTCATAGTAAAGTCCTGTGAAGCCTACTGCGTATCATATGCACTCTATTCATGGTTTGATGTGACGCTGCCACGTATTGCACCCAGATACCTTGATGACTGCAAACGTCAGCTCGCTGCAGTGATACGTCTCATCTATGACAAGAAGGCTCCTGAAGCTGCAGCTTCAAGTCCTACGGATATCTCAACAAATGTAAGTTAAATTAGTTAGTAATATGTCAAAGACCATCACACTTAATCTGAAGAAGGACCTGATCATGGAGGCTGTCAAGGCTGATACCTTCCAGCGGGCACAGGCAGACAGGTCTCTCGATGCCGTAGCCAATGCGAGCCTCGCATACCATGAGGCTGCGGGCGATGAGTCCTATCAGGAGCGCAAGCTTCTCAGACTCCTGCGCTCAGGACTGGCTAAGTTCGCCACTATGATGAGCGAGTTCGTTGATACCGAAAACGGCTCTATACAGTACACTTTTGGCAATAACAATGATATAACCGTAAAGATTGTGGTGTCGGACCGCTATAACAGCGGACTGGCTCAGCCTCTTTCTTCGCTGGCAGAGGATTATATCATCTTCAATATGGATGGTGTATGGTGGCAGTCTTTCAAGAGCGACCTTGCCAAGGATTACTATACCCTCGCTGATAATACATTACCATATATCCGTCTCTGTCTGGCTAAGACAGCTCCTGAAGCAGCTTCTTCAAACTATGACCAGGTATCAGGCACGGTTTCATAAAATTAAAAGGCTATGAGTAAGACTATCAAGATACAGATCATCCATGAGTTGGCAAAGAACTCGGCAAAGAATGAAACCTATCAGAAGGGTGTCGTTGACAAGGCTGTCGATCCGAAGCTTATAACGGCTGCTTTCCATGAGCAGGCTGGTAACGAGAACTACCATGAGACCATGCTGGGTCGTTATATGTTCTCACAGATAGAGCTGCTTAAGACCTTCTTCGTTGACTATATCACTGGTGACGGAAACATTGCAGAGGATGCCACTATCGACTCTACCGAACAGAGTGGTGTCACGGAGATTATACTAAAGGTATCAGACCGTTTCCACAATGGCTACGTCAAGAGTATTGCCCGACTGTCACAGAAGTTCGTTGAGGACAGGATGGTGTATCTCTGGTGGCTCTCTGTCAGCAAGGAGCTTGCAGCCATCTATGGTAACGCTGCCGAAGAGGACAAAGCTGCAATAATTGCATGCTTCGCCAAGACAGCACCGGAGACACCGAAGTATAAGTTCCCCACCGCCATCGAGATTCGTTTCCCGATTATTCCTGAACGTAACGGTTATCCGGGCTACATCACTCCAAGCAATTCCGCTACCGTCATGCCGGAGATACTTTTCGCTAATCCCTGGATTATCGGACGCGGGCAGGATTCTGAGATAACATATACTCTTACCGGAGAGAATGGTGTAAAGCCTATCGATGATATCGTGGTACGCTGTGACGATGCCTGCTGCCTGGCTGCTATCATGCCTGATGGCAACTGGTGTCTGCAGGGTATAACAGCAGGTCACACCATCGTAACACTCTACTCACGTCATAACGACGAGGTGTTTGCAAAGTTCGCAGTACGTGTAATATAATAAGGTATGCCATATCCAAGCCGTAAACATATTGACCGCTGTATGCCTGATGAGGTTCTCGCTGTACCTCATCACGGCAAGCAGCTTATCGAGATTATCCTTCTTAAGGAAGAGTTCCTTCACGACATCGAGGCTAATATTCGCAAGATTGAGAAGAGTCGTCCTAAAGATGCTCCTGCGCTGCTTGCCAGCGATGGGAAGGATGACTACCTGCTTTGCCGTTATATCGACACGGCTGTCAGTCAGGCTGTATCACGCTGTCAGGCATACCTGCTGCTTCCATCACCCTTCGTGCATCGTATCAGTACCAACCACGCTCATGAATGGGATGAGAAGAGCATCTACCTTGCCATGCCGATGAGCTGGCCACCTCACGTTATCGGTACTCTCCAGCATGACGTGCACAACTTTATCGTATTCCGTGCCATGCAGCTGTTCCTCGCCTTTGCCGATGATAAGGCCGCACAGCAGAGCGACTATCAGGCAAACCTCTTCTATAATGATATTAACGCAGACCTCAGCCACCGTCTGGGTCCGCTTAACGTTCACCCTACATTCCTCGGATAGCCTATGGCAAAGAAAGCTGGCAGACCACCTGGCTCACAGAATAAGGTGGGAAAGGAACAGAAGGAGTTTATAAAAGGACTCCTTGGCGAGACTCAGGAAGAGTTTCGTAATGCCTTCCTGTTCTATGCCAAGCAATCCGACAAGAATGCCGAAGACCGCAGTAAGTTTGTCAATCTCTCCATAGAGCTTTCGAAGATGGTTGTACCCAAACCTCTGGAGATTGATGCCACAATGGAAGTGTCCGACTTTGAAATCCTCCTTGGACAGTGTACCAAGTGGGATGATGAGGATTAGATATCTGCCATCGTTCCTGATTTCCGTATTTCCGTAGTTCCCTTACTCTCCACCTTCCAAGTAGGCATAGGCATCCGCTGACTTACCCACAGTCCTATACCTGTTGACATAACTATATCATCGTGGTTGTCCTTTCCGTCAACGTTACCCATAGTACCGTCCTCCTTCCTCTCATAGATAAGCAGCTCCTTGAAAGCCATCTCATCAGGCTCTTCATACAGTTCATCCTCTATATAGGCAACGTAGTTATCGATTACCTGTATCTTTGACTGTACGTTGGTATGGAATCCGAACACATTCGTTACGGCCTGAGTCACCTTGTCTACCTCAGTCCTGCCGATATACATGTATGGATAGTAGTCGGCAATCTCATCGATAATCGTTCCTGAGTGGTCACCTTCCTCGTCTATCCTGTCTTTCTTTGTGTCGGCAGTGTTCTTCTCTATCACCAGCAGGGCATCGTCATAGAAGTGTGCCAGCTGTGCCGCCTTCCATGCCAGCAGGTCGTGACGTATGTGACCTCTCCAGCGGGCAACAATCTTCGGCTTGCCTCCGAACATCATCGGGAACCGGTCTATCACCGTCATCACCGTGAAGTCAGACGTACGTGTACGTCCTCCGATATCCACTGATACCACATAGCGGTCGTTTACCTTCAGACAGTCAGGCATCTGCCATATCCTCAGTGTCTGTCCGTCATCGAGTCTGTCAATGAGCTTGGCTGTCCTGATAGCTCTGGCTCCCTTATCGTCATCACCGATGATGTTACCCACAAAGATTGGAGCTTTTTTCATCTTCGACTGCATGGCATCCACACAGTACTTATCAAAGATAAGGTTTCCTGCAGCCATGAAACACTCCACGTCATCGCCTGGGAACTCTGTAGCGAAGTAGGAGTGTGTGCGGAACTCGTTACGCTTGTTCCTGTACCAGTTGATAGCCTCAAACGATGCGCCCTTCTGCCACAGCTGCCAGAAGAACTTACCACTCTCACGGTAGCCGGGAGGATTGTTCGGGTTATCTTTGTTGTCATAGAGCCACTTGGCAAACTCCAGTGCCTTGGGTCTGTACTCCTTATCCTCCACCACCTTGCGCCAGGGGATCTTGTTCTTGAAGATATCCTGATACCTTGGGTTGAACTCTTCACGGTACAGCTCTATGAAGAAGAAGGGGATGAACAGTGCCAGCCATGCACTCGGTATTTCAGGATCCTTCGCTTCCTGATACATGTTATAGAAGAAATCGCCTACCACACGTCCCGATGACTCCATCACTATCATCGTGTCGGGACGGTTGCCGATGGTTCCGTTGAGAGACGATAGTACTCCTTCCGGCTTCTTCTGTTCCGTCTCTTTCCAGTAGGCTACCTCGGAGAGGTGTGCCATCTTAAGGTTCGCAGAACGGCTGGCATCGTAGTTCTCGTAGCTGGCAACGGTGGTTATGGAGTCACGTACTATGTCACCTGTGTTCGTCCTGACGATGAAGTCTGCCGTACTGCCCTTGAAGGGTGCTGACTTAAGCCGCTTACCCTTATAGCCTACGCTCCAGCCCGGCTGATGCTCCAGTGCAAGGTCGTACATCGCCCTGATACGAATGGATGCTGCTGTCTGGTGTGCCATGATGGCCATGTTCCACCGCTGGTGTCTGCAGTCCTGCATCCATTTGCCGTAGAGCTGTGTCTCTGTGGATCCACCGAACTGACGTGCCTTCGGCATCACGATACGGATAGGCTTGCCTGCCAGCCTCATCTCTTCCTGCGCCTTAAGCAACAGCCGCTGGCCGTAGTTCAGGATATAGGGGATGACCGTTCCCTCTTCCTTATCCACAATCTTGTATATCATGGCGAAATAGAAAGCGGGATCTTCCTCTGAGCGTGCAAGCATCATGGCATACACCACGTCCTGATATCGCTCTTCGGTGTATTCCCAGCCCATCTCATCCGTGATATACTTCTTTATAGTACCACGCTTGATGAGTGCCTTGATAAGGATATTATGCCTGACACACCTCTCCGGCATGTACTGTACACGGATAGGGGAGTCGGGTATCTTTATCTTCTGTCTGGGACCGGGTGCACCACGTCCGGTAACGGGGTTGAAACCCTCAAAGATCTCCCTGTTGCGCCTCTCGTTCTCTATGACAAGCGCAAGGTATATCTTCAGGGCTGCATCATCGATGGTAGCCTGCAGGTTATCCGATGTGGCGGTTATATCTTCCATAAAGGAGTCCGGCTAACAGACAGTAGGTATGTATGCACCAGTTGATGTGAGGGATGAACACACCGAAAATGGCAAAGGGATACGCTTTGAGGAAGAACCTTATCAGAGCCTCTTTGCCTCTCAGGTCGGAGTCCTCTGCACATTTACGGCAGTACACTCCCCACTTGATACCGAAGATGGCAAACAGTACTCCTGAGAATCCCATCGTTATGCCTATCTGCCATATACCCCGTACAGGTAGGAACGACATTATAAAGGCTATCACCAGCGAGGGTAGGAGATACATCTTGTTCCTTATCAGCCACAGTGCGAAGAGGTTTGCAGCCAGGTGCCAGACGTTGGCATGGCTCATCATCGACATCGCATGCTCCAGTGCATTACCGTCAAGGCCACTCTCATAGCCTGTCTGCGGCATCAGGATATACCACAGTACCAACACGGTCATAACCGTGTATTTCTTAATTTCCTCCTTGTTTAGTCTCATAGATACGTTTTCTCTTTTCCAGTATTTCTCTTGACTGTCTCTGCTTCTCCCGCCATATCTGCCCCATACGGATGGTGCTGATATAGAATCTAGGCGCGGGCTCCATCACAGCGAACTTAAGCACATAGTGTAACGACTTTCCCCAGTAGGCTGGCTTCTGCCACATCTTCATCACTACTTCAAAGAGCGCCTCATACATCTCCTTCTTAAGGGGGTTAAGACAATCTATCTTACTCCTGTCACCATGAAGCATGGGAGCGAGCTTCTGGTGTGCCCACCTCGGATCGATATAGAAGCGGGGTGCGGGGTGCTGCACCACCATCTTGAATGCTTCCCAGTTGTTGGGACATGTATGCTGACTGGCAACCTCACGGAACACCGCCATCAGGTCGTTCTTCATCTCTTCCCTGCATAGTGTAGTCTCTCTCATACCTAGGCTCGCTTGTTGTGGTCACGTCTCTCCTGTTCTGTTATGATAGTGCCGCTGAGCCGTTCCGTCGGCAGCATGTTGATATAGAGTGCCAGTCGGCAGTACTTGGCTGCTGCACCGAAACGGCTGAGTGCCGGATACCATTTGTAAAGGTCATCGCTGTACCATATCTCTGTCTTGACGGTACTATGGTCGTTGCCCTGGGCATCCTTCTTCTTCCACATGCCTACGTTCACCAGTTCCCTCAGACTCGATGGTGTCAGTGGTCCCGCAAGCTTCATTGGACGTGTCAGCAGGAATGCTTTCTGCGGCTGCTCTATTTCTTCCTCGCGCTTCTTCTCATAGAGGGAGTAGACTGTGGTACCGCTTTGCAGCAGGTAGTCGGGATAGAAATTAGCTGCATTCGACATCTTGGCTGGCAATACGGCCTTGCTGATGGCTCCGTCAGTCATACTGTAGATATAAGAGTAATCGTACTCGGAATTACAGATAATCAGTCTGGAGTCGATATAGTCGTATGCTATAGCACAGTTATCATTTCTGATAAATTCGAGGAATGTAGTCTTTCCCTGACATGCTTTGATGATACCTGACCAAGGGTCTGTCGGCTGACTACTGTCGTTAAGCTGTGAGGGTGTCAGTCCTGCCATGTCTGCGGTATCGAAATTAGCACCGTTCATCTGTTCGCTGACACACTTTACTCCGTTCTCCGTCACTACCATCAGTCCGCGCTTCGACACAAAGAACACTGCTCCGTCTGTCTCGATGATGTTGCGAGGGTTGATACATACGTCACGGGTAAAGGGATGGATGCTCTCAAAGAGTCCTGTCTTATCCACCGCCATACCCCATATACCGTTATCAGTGAACACCAGCAGGTCTGTACGTCCGAAAGCATCCTGCGACACCGCCATTGTCAGATGCGCCACAGCCAGTATCTCACCGAAGCTCACACGGTTGTAGCCCAGTGCCTTGAAGGTGAATGGGTTGTTAGCATCCGACGTAACAATGTAGTTGTCGAGGATTTCGGGCGAAGTATCATAGCTGGCGGGCTCTGATGCGCCACCGTTTGTGAAGTTGCCAGATGTTATTTTTTCTATGCCTGCAAAGTAGTATGCACCGTTGAGTGCCGGATGCTCCGTGAGCTCATAGGTGTAACTGCCTATCTTTACGACACTGGCCCTCGGGTCGGGATAGAAGAAATACAGCAGTGCGCCTCCGTATGTGTCCTCTGTAGCAGTCACCTTCTTCGTACCTGAATCAGTCTCGATATACACAGTCAGACTGTTTCCTCCTGTCTTGTATGGAGAGAAGAACTTGAAACCGTCAAAGAATCCTCTCTTTACTCCCAGGAGGTTAAGACGGGAGTTGTATGCGAAGATATTCCTGGCTGAAAGCGGACAGCGTGAGAAATAGTCATCCTCCTTAAGCCAGCTCTGCGATGTCAGGTTTTCAAGTGTGTGGGTCTCAAAATAGTCAGCTGCGTTCTTCTCCGAAACGGCTTTGAGGCCTATGCTGCACAGCTTATAGAAGATATTCGTGCCCTTGATAGCATTATCCAGCTCTTCGTATGGTTTATATACAAAAGGATTTACATTACCGTATTCATCTTCAGGCCCTGTTCTCTCATGTTTGGAACGCCATGATCTTGGGTAGCCGTTTTTGTCGCCAATTTTCTCCTTTATGTAATATGTGCTATCACCGAGCAATGAAATATCGTCATAGTATGTCCTGTCATCGGCACCTCCTTGAACGTATGTTCCGGACTTGGTCTGTTGGTCTACTAGGAGGTCGTATACCTCTATTCCTGCACTCACGAATATTACGATGTCCTTTACTATATCGCTCCATTCTGTAAGGTCTTTTGTCTGGGAGATATACAGGTTCAGGAACTGTGTAACCATGCTCACCTCCCAATCTCCCTCCAACACGGTTGAATTCGAGGTCACGCAAGGGAAAAGAAGGATGGGGTTTGATATGTGGGTATATGTACCATCATACAGCTCCAGTGCTACCCGGACAAAGAACGGCAGACAGAATGCTTTCTTCTGGGCTATCTGTTTCTTATTCTTTGTATAGAGGCCTATTATGAGTTCATTCCATGCCTCCTGCTGTCCGTCCTCAACCTTATAGACGTAATCGGGATAATCTCCTGTACGGGATATCAGTGGATTGCACTCGCCTTTGTTGCAGACGTAGTTTCTCATTGTGCCATTATAACCAATCTTAAGCCAACATTTGAACTCCGGTTCAGGAATCTCTCCCATATTCTTGTATGCGTCGGGTTTCCACATGTAATAGTGCATCTCTTCACCGCATGTAAAGATCAGAGTCTTGCCTATCGATGTTATGTGGAAGTCAGGTCTTGTGCCACTAAAACCATATGACCATATTGGATCGGGATTACCATCCTTTGTTTTCCAATAGAGTTCATAGACAAACTGCTGACGTGCCAGAGCCCGGTATCTTAGGTATATAAACCTCGTCTCTCCGTTGAACCTGTGGATATGGACTATATCTCCGTCGACACCTTCCATATACACCTCCGGCTGCACGATGGGCTTTAGCTCTTCACTGTCGGTAGTAAGGTTGATACACTCTGCCAGCTCTCCCTCTCCGCAAAGGAAATCACTCGGCCTGCGGGTGATTCCTGCCCTATAGCTTATTCTTTTCTCCTGTTTCATTGGTCATGTGGTTTTAAGTTCCTGAGTTGCTTCCGCTGTCACTGCTGTCACCTGATGGTGGTTCTGTACTGCCTCCGCCTCCACCGTCCCCTGGTGTGTCATCTTCTGATGGTGGGGTGTATTTACATTGCGGCATGGCTAGTATCACGCTGTTCTTTGCACTATCCACGTCTGCCTTTGTGGCAAGGTTCTCAGGCATGTTGGCAACGTTCACGCTAGGAGTATTTGCTACGTTGACACTGGGAGTGTTAGACACATTGACGTTGGGAGTGTTCGAAACGTTCACGCTGGGGGTGTTAGACACGCTTACGTTCGGTGTTCCTTCGATAGCCACACGCGGAGTACCCTGAATGGTTACATCGGTCTCCCCTTTGACAGCGACACCGTTCTTCATATATTGCGATATGTTGTAGAGGAGCTTCTCAGTGTTGTTCTCCAGGTCCTCTGTCCTGACGTCCGCTGTCGTGCTGCTCTGCTCTGTGCTCTGTCCGTATCTTGTGCCTGCTGCAACAATCATCATCGCCTGTGCGAAACGGTATGCTGCACTGGCATACCTCATACAGTTGGCCTGCATGGATAAGCATCGCATTGAGTACATGAAGTGCAAAGTGGTCGCGGGGCTGCAGACTTGTGAGATTGATATTATCATCGGTTACGTACTGTCCCTGGGCGTTAGCTCGTCTCCTGCCCTTTGCGGCTGTTCCGGCCTCCATCTCGTCATCCATGGATGTGGTGACCATCTGCAGTTTCTGACCAGTGTATTTTTCGGGCCTGCATCTCAGTACATTTCCGTCATGGTCCACCAGCATCCTGTAGCCGTTAAACTCCAGACTGTAGTTAGGTCCTGGCTCCCGAAGTACTCCTGTGGCTGATATGTCCGTGGAGTCGGAGTTGTTTCTGAATCCCACCATCACACCAGCCAGGGCATCCCTGAGATTAAATTGCATCCAGTTATAAGTCAT